ACAGATGCACTTGTCGTTGAGAGTATTTCTGGAGTGCCTTCAAATTTATTAGCAGATAATTCAAATCCTCCAATTATACCTGCACTCGCAGTAATTCTACCTGATCCTGATAAAACAAGATTACCATCTGTACTTGCTATAGCATTGCTGCTAATAGTGAATCCACCAATGTTACCTGCATTAGCAGTAACTGTACCAGTTAGATTTGCATTAGTTGCAGTTAATACGCCGGCATTTGTTACTTTGAATACAGAATTTGCTCCTAGAGCAAGACCGTCTGTTCCCAGGTATAAACCAGAGTTAGAATCTGTTAATGTTGATTTTGACCCTAATGTTATTTTTGGTGTTGCTGGGTCTAATAATATATTGGTTGCAGATAAAGTTGAACCTATTGTCCAACCACCAATGGTTCCTTCGTCTGATGTTATTTTACCAGTTATTTGAGCTGCTGACGCAGTTAGCTGTCCTGAGTCGCCTTTTAATTTAAGAGTACCTGATGCAGCATCTAAGTCCGATCCAATATTAAAACCACCTATAGTTCCAGACTCTGCTATAATTTTTCCTGTAATTTGAGCATTGGATGCGGTTATATTACCTGATGCAGAAAGAATTAAATTACTATTTGCACTTTTTATTCCTACTGAATTTATATTAAAATTTGCTATTGTTCCTGCAGTGTTTGCTGTAATTGTATTTGCAGAAATATCACCTGTTACCGTAGCATTAGTTGCTGTTAAGGCTCCTGCTCTTGTAACTCTAAATGGTGCTGAACCAAATGTATTATTTCCTAAATGTATACCATCTGCTGTACTTAAAGAAACTCTTGATGTGCCAGTACCTGCAATTAAAGATGTGCTACCTATAGTAAATCCACCAATAGCTCCATCGGTTGCCGTTATTTTTCCAGATATTTGAGCATTAGATGCTGTCATATTTCCAGAAGCTGATAATATTAATTTGCTATTAGATGATTTGATACCAACAGAGTTAATAGTAAATCCAGCTATAGTACCAGCCGTATTTGCTGTTATTGTATTTGCTACAATGTCTCCGGTGATTTGTGCTGCTGACGCAGTTATCTGACCAGATGCACCTTTTAATTTTAATGTTCCTGCTGCTGAATCTAAATCATCTCCAATATTAAAGCCGCCTATAGTTCCAGACTCTGCTACAATTTTTCCTGAAATTTGTGCATTAGATGCTGTTAAATTACCTGATGCTGAAAGAATTAATTTGCTATTAGAACTTTTTATTCCAACCGAATTGATATTAAAGCCGGCAATAGTACCAGCGGTGTTTGCTGTAATAGTATTTGCTACAATATCTCCAGTAATTTTTGCATTGGATGCTGTTATATTACCTGATGCTGATAATATTAGTTTGCTATTAGATGATTTGATGCCAACTGAATTTATATTAAAGTTTGCTATGGTACCAGCTGTGTTTGCTGTAATTGTATTTGCTACTATATCACCGGTGATATTTGCATTAGATGCAGTTATGTTACCAGATGCTGACAGAATTAATTTACTATTCGCACTTTTTATTCCTACTGAATTAATATCAAAGCCTGCAATTTTGCCGCCGTCTAGTAAAATTTTAGAGCCTGTTATTTGACCAGTATCTCCTCGCAATATTAAACTATCATTTGAAGATGATATTGAGGTTGATGTTATAGCAAATCCACCTATTTGTCCAAATGTTGCTGTTATACCACCTTGCAGATATACATTGTCGGTTGCTAAACCAAATCCAGGATCTGTATTTCCAAATACTAATGGTGATCCAGCTAATCCAGATAAGTCACCAAGCCTAGCTTTTAATGATACATCAAAAATTGCAGATCCTGTTCTTTCAACAATATCAATATATGGTGTTGCTTGATTATTAGGATTTGCATTTAATCTTATAAACCCAGTTCCAACTTTACCAGTTGATACTAATACTTGAGATCCAGAATAAGATTGTGCAGCTCCTGGTGAATCTCCTAATGAAGCACTTGCAAATGATGAATCAGATCCTATTGATCCAGAATATCCTCTTAATACAAATAGATTTCCAGAAAGGTCGCTATCACTACTTGAATCATTTCTAGATGCTGATTGAACAAATATATATTCAGTACCAAATCCAGTGCTACTAACTTTCTTTGAAGATAATATTTCTCCTATAGAAAATCCGCTAGCATTAACTACAGACATTGTATTATCGGTAGGTAAATAATTTGCACTTGAATGTGATACAGATGAAGTTAATGTTGTGGAATTTGCTACATATAATTGTCCTCCTACTGCATTAACAGTTTCTTTTTCAAATACTGCAGTTGATAATGTACCTCTTATTTTTGCATTTTCAAATTCTGCAAATCCATTATCATCAGCTGATATTTTCCAACCTTTTTGATCTGTGATATAATCTGATGTCTGTATACTTCCGGCTGAATCTATTATAATATTTGTTCCTGAAATTGTATTAGATGATAATGTAAACCCTCCAACTTCTCCAGAAATAGCCTTTAGTGCACCAGCTTTTGTAACACTAAATGGAGCACTATTAAATGTAGAATTACCTAATTGTATTCCTTCGTCCCCGTCTGCAATAAAAATATTATTGCCAGAACCCAATGTTATTCGTTTTCCACTTGGATCAAGAGTAAAGTTTGTAGCAGTCAATGTATTAGTACCTAATGTAAACCCACCTATTGTTCCTGATACAGCTTTTAATACTCCTGCTTTTGTAACACTAAATGGAGCAGAAGCAAAAGTTCCGTTGCCTAATTGAAGACCAACATCACCGTCGACTATGAATATATCTGTGCCGCTGCCTAATGTTATGCTTTTTCCAGATGGATCAATAGTAAAATTAGTTGCAGTTAATGTATTTGTCCCTAATGTAAATCCTCCTATAGTTCCACCATCAAATAATACCTTAGAACCAGTTATCTGGCCTGTTGCCCCTTTTAAATTTAAAGTGCCTCCGGATGATTCTAAATTTGTACCAATATCAAATCCTCCTATAGTACCTTCTTGAGCTGTAATTTTTCCTGTAATTTGAGCTGCGGATGCTGTTATTTGTCCAGATGCGCCTTTTAATTTAAGAGTACCAGCTGCTGAATCTAAATCTGCTCCTATATTAAATCCACCAATTGTACCTTCTTCAGCTACAATCTTTCCTGAAATTTGTGCATTAGATGCTGTTAAATTACCTGATGCTGAAAGAATTAATTTGCTATTAGATGATTTGATACCAACTGAATCAATAGTAAATCCAGCTATGGTACCAGCGGTGTTTGCTGTAATTGTATTTGCTACAATGTCGCCTGTAATATTAGCATTAGATGCTGTTATATTACCAGATGCTGAAAGAATTAATTTACTATTCGAAGATTTAATACCAACTGTATTAATGTTAAAACCGGCAATTTCTCCGCCATCAAATAATACATCACTTCCAGTTATCTGTCCAGAGTCTTTTAATCTCAAATTGTTATTAGAAGATTTAACCTCAGTTGCAGACAAAGTGAACCCACCTATTTCCCCGCCATCTAATAATACATTAGATCCAGTTATTTGCCCCGAAGCGCTCATGATTAATTTACTATTAGAAGATTTAATACCAACAGAGTTAATAGTAAATCCTGCAATTGTTCCAGCTGTATTTGCAGTAATGGTATTTGCTACAATGTCACCAGTTATTTTAGCATTTGACGCAGTCATATTTCCAGAAGCTGATAATATTAGTTTGCTATTAGAACTTTTTATTCCAACCGAGTCAATATTAAAACTAGCAATAGTACCAGCTGTATTAGCTGTAATAGTATTTGCTACAATATCTCCAGTTATTTTTGCATCTGATGCAGTAATTTGTCCAGATGCAGAAAGAATTAAACTTTTATCTGCACTAGCAATTGCTATAGTATTTATATTAAATCCAGCAATAGACGCTGATCTAAATATAGCTAATCCTTCTGAAGATATAGATGCAGAAGCTTCTGTTGCATCTAGGCCGGCTGGGACTAATATGCTATTTGCAGAAACAGTGCCTTCAATAGTAACATTATTTGTTATACGTCCTCCTGCCATTAAAAAATTAGAACCAGTTATCTGGCCAGATGCAGAAAGAATTAATTTACTATTTGCTGATTTTATACCAACTGAGTCTATATTAAAATTTGCAATGGTACCGGCAGTATTTGCAGTTATTGTATTTGCGGTAATATCTCCAGTTATTTGGGCGTCTGAAGCTGTTATCTGTCCTGAAGCTGAAAGAATTAATTTACTATTCGAAGATTTAATACCAACTGTATTAATATTGAATCCACCTATATCTCCAGAAGTTGCTGTTACATTACCAGATAATTTAACATCACCAGACGATGATAAATGAAAATTAGAAGATGAAATTTCAATATTACCATCTGATCCAGATACAAATTGAGCAGTTGATCCAAAAAAGAATGTTGGTACTTCCATTACTAATGCACTACCAGAAATTTTTCCTATTGATTGTCCTTCAAAATTACCATCAATTAATTGTAATGTAGATGCAGTAACTTGACCGGTAGCTTTTAATCTTAAACTACTATCAGCTGATCTAATTTCGTTTTCATTAACAACAAACCCAGCTATGGATGCTGATTTAAATGTTGCTAACCCAGTTGCAGATATGGATGATGATGCATTTGAGTCAGTGGATGGAGATCCTGCAATTGTTGCTGGAGTTCGAATACTATTTGCGGTTACAGATCCTAATATAGTAACTCCGGCTGTTATAGTACCACCTTCCAATAAAACTTTTGATGCTGTTATTTGTCCTCCGGATTTTAATCGAAGTTTTTGATCTGCGGATCTAATTTCTTCTGTATTAACTACAAACCCTCCTATAGATGCAGATTTAAATATAGCTAATCCTTGATCTGATATAGATGATGATGCGTTCGCTGCAGTTGACGGCGATCCTCCAATAGTTGCTGGAGTTAGTATGCTATTAGCTGATACTGACCCTAGTATAGTTACATTATCAGTAATCGTTCCGCCTTCAATTAATATTCTAGAAGCTGTTATATCTCCATTGGGTTGTATATGGTATCCAGATGAAGATATTTCCAATTGACCGTTAGCTCCACTTATAAATTGAGATGACGGTTCTCCAAAAAAGAATGTTGGAGTGTGTATTGAAACTGCACTTCCACTCATTACAATTGTTTCAGTTCGTATATCTAATTCACTAGTTCCATCTGATCCACTAGTTCTAAATCTAAAATAATTATTTTCATCAGCAACTAATTCTAATCCAACTCCGCCATATGAAGTTCCTGTTTGATTTGGTAAGGCTGACCCAGAATAAATTAAAAATCCAGCTGCTCCAGAGCCTGTTGCTTGATTAAATCCAGAATATGGTAATGACCGTATAAATCCAGTATCTTTTAATCCAGATATATCTATTCCAGAATCTAATGTATTGGCAACAAATAATGATCCAGTTAATAAAGAAAATCCTCCGTCTATATATCTGTTTCCGCCTTGAAATGATTTATAATTAACAAAACTTATATTTTTACTTTTATCTCCAGCTGCGTTATAATATTCTAATTTAAAATTTATTTGATTATCACTTTTATGTTCAACTGGAATTAATGTTCTTAATCTAGTATAATTTTCTGTAAAGCCAAATTCTGAATCTGATAATGTTTGTATATTTGATAGTTGCCATTGGCCATTTTCTATAACAAATAATAATGATGCTAATCCATTTTGATCTGCTAAGAATGAAAAGTTTATATCGTCATAACGCTTGTTAGTTGCAGTAGTTTTAACTTCTCCAATTTTTTTACCTAATTTAATTGGTAATTCTAGATTAAGTATGTCAGTACCATCATAATTAAAAGAAGACCCAGATAAATATATTGATATTTTAGAATCTTGGCCTGAAATTAATTGGGTACCTATTGCGTCAAATGAAATCTTATATTCAGAATTTTCTACAAATACTCCTTGTAAAAAATCTTTAGTTTTAAAAACATGTACGTTATTGAATCTAGATATATCAGTTGAACTACTAATAATTACTGCATCCATTAATGAACTAGTAGACCAAACCAATGAAGGACCGGTTGTTTCTATATTATTTAAAAAAGTTTTACTTTCCCAATATGTATCAATTATATTTTGGGATGTAAGGAATCCAACTGATACGTCTGGCAATACTGAGCCGGTGGCATCAACAAAAATTTCAGTGGGAGTTAAATCAATATCATTTAATAATTCAAAATCACCAAATGATCCATCATTTTTTCCATATAGTTTTAAACGACTAACATCTCCAGTATTTGGATCTAGATTTTTAACTTGCATTAATGCAAAAGATTGTGAATTTTGTGTTACTGTATAATTAGGAGTAACATTATATTGAATTGAAAATGCAGAATCATCAAAATTATTATATACTTGTTGTGATAAACTTTGACTAGTTAAAAATACATATGGCGACTCTAATGTTAATGATGTATCATTTAAAACTTTTGTAATCTTAGATGTGTATATAGGAATTGTTGCTGGGGCTATATTTGGTATTGGAAGAGGATTAACTGGAGATGTAACTGTTAAGGTTCCACCTGCCATATCTGAATTAAATTTACCTCCAGTTAATAATAATTTTGAATTATTATTTCTATTAATATATCTTACAGTACCAGTTGTATACGTAGCTACTTGTGAGCCTCCTGTATATGATCTATCTAATTGTACCCCAATCTGTTCTTCTATTATAATAGTTGGATCTTGAGTAAATATAATCTCTTCATTATTAATAGATGCTGGAGAAACTGATACTTTTTTTGTCCAGAGTGTATTAATTTGTCCAATGAATCTACTTGGCACATCTTGATTATTTAGTTTAGATAATTCAGTACCTAATACTACTGTCGCATCTCCTTCTGAAGTATCTGGATATATATAGATTACAATTACCCTAGAACCATCATCTTCTAGGTAATTTATTATTTCATTATATATTGGATCGTTGTTTGAATCTGTAATAGATATTTGTAAAACAGAGCCTACACTTAAATTCGAAGGATTACCTTGTAACTTAATTATATTTTTTCCTGCAGTTAATGTGCTAGGAAATTGTGTTATTCTAAATACGTCGGGAGAGGTACTAGAAGTGTCATTAAAAAATATATTTCTATTACTTAAATCCGGATTGGTTAGTATTCGTTTTTTTGCCATTTGAACATACTTCTTCTTTTTAATAAATATTACGTATGTATAATCTGGCTAAAATTATCTATCTTATTTACTTCTATTAAATTATCTACCATATCACGCATAGATTCTACATGTGATATAATAATTGAAAAATCAAATTTAGTTCTAAAATATTCAAATAAATTTGATACTGATGCTATATGTTCTCTATCTAAACTACCCCATCCTTCATCTATTGCAATAAAGTTAGGTCTAGGTAACGCAGAAACATTAATTAAAGCTACTCTAATTGCTAATGAACTCATAAATCGTTCCATTCCAGAAGTTAATTCCAATGCCCAGAAATTATCTTCATCATATATAATATATCCATTAATATTTTTGCCATCTGTATTTAATACCATATTGAAATCTACAACTTGATCTAGCACATTATTTATTTCTGTTTCTATTTTAGGTAAAGCTTTTTTAATTAATTCATATGGCACGCCATCTCTTTTTACAGAACGTAAATAATATTCATATGCTTTATATTCAGTTTCTAACTGTTTATATGTTTCCAATTGTTCTAATGCAGTTTTCTTTTTAATTTTTGCAACTTCTATTTCACCATGGTTTGATTTAACTTTATTAGTAATATTTTTTAAAGTATCTACAATATCAGTTATTAATTTCTTTTTATTTTTAATTTTTTCATCTATTGATTTATTATGAATAATAGCAGTTTCATTCTTTTTAAATAGTTCTTGACGTTCATTAGTTGTTTCTAATTCAGATTCTTTTGTTTGTAAATCACTTTCTAACACTTGTAATTGTAATTCAAATTTTTCTAATTTATTAGATAAGTCTATGTGTTCCTGATATTTTAAAATTATATCTTGTATTATATCACGGTTTGTTTGTAAATCAAATTGTTTTGTAAACGCAAGATCTGCTAATTTTTTATTTTTTGGTAATTCTATTTTTGCTTCTTCTGCTTCTTTAACAAAAATATTATCAATACAATATTTGCAAGTATGATCATATTCATGTGTTACTAAATGATCTATTTTTTGTTGTTGTATTTTAATTAGTTGTTCTAATTGTGTAAGTTCTTTTGTTACAATTTTTATATCTTTATTTAGTATTTCTTTTTTATTTTTTTGTAAATTTAATTGGTCAATTGATATTGATTCAATTGAATCATTATTTAGCAAAGTAATTTTATTTTCAAATTCTTTTATTGATATTTCTATATTTTCTATGTTATCAACTAATTGATTTTCAGTTTTCTCTAGATCAACTATATCTGGACCATCATATGACATTGGTTGTTTTGATTCAATCAATTCAACAATTTTATTTTGTACATTATTTCTAGAATTTTGTAAATCATTATCATTTTTTTCTAATTCAATTATAGTATCTTGATTGTCAATAATAATATCATCAGATTCTTTTATAATAGAACCAAAGTCTATTTTTTTATATTCTTTTAATTTGCCGGCTGTTTCTTTTATATCTTCGGATGCTAAGTGATATAGCTGTTCAAATACTGTGGTATCTAGAAATTGCGATAATAAATCTTTTCTTTCTCTTTGTGATTTTTCTATAAAATTATTATTATCAGCTTGTAATGAAAATGCCGTTAAAATAAAATCATCATATGTTCCTAAATATCTTCGTATACTTTTATTTGTATCACTTCTTTCTTCTCCATTTAAATTTTCAGTTTCATTATAAAAATTGACATTAACTTTAACATGACCATGTTTTAATGTTATTCCTTCACGTTCAATTGTGTATAATACATTATTTAGTTTAAATTTAAAAATACCTTTAAATCCAGATCTTTTATTATTTAAAACTTCTTTTGATTTACTTGTCTTACTACATTTATCAAAAATTGTATATATTATAGCATCTAAAAAAGATGATTTGCCAGATGCATTTGCTGCAAATAATCCTATAACATCAGATAATTTAGAAAAATCTACTTTATTTTTTTCTCCATATGAAAACATATTATCAAATTCAAACGATACCGGATACCATGTTACGTTTCTAACTGATTCTAAAACAGGTAGTTTAGAATTTATTGTTCTATTAATATGTCTAATTGCATCTAATTCTTTTTTATTGGCATCTGGATAATTTTCATTTATAAAATTTGTTATTAAATTATTTTGATGCTCTACATCACGAACATTACCTATTGCAATAGATCCATTTTTGTTACTTTCAATATGATTTGCAGTACGTTGTATTGATATATCTTGAACTTTATATTTTTTTCTAATTGTAGCAATTAATTTTTTAATATCAGATGCATCTGTGTCAGTAAATTTAATTCTAACTCTAGGTTTTGTAGGTACTCTATGCGGAGATTTTTTAATTTTGCCTTTTTCTACTTCAAAGGTAACATATCCATAGTCATTTTGTATTTCAACAAATTCTGACGTACGATCTGGAAGATCCCATACTAGTATGCCATGATTAAGAACTTCTCCGTGATTTTGTTGAATTAATGATCCAGGATATCCAATAGTTTTTTGAGTGTTTAAGAATTGTGCAGGTTTGTGTATATCGCCTAGTAATGTTAAGTCATGTCCTTCGAACAAATCGGTAGTAACATGTTCATTAGATATTTTAAATCCAATGTCAGTTTTAGCATTATGTACAGCTCCATGATGTAATGCAATTTTATATGCAGCTTTATATTCTGATGCATTAATATAATTTTTAGGTGCAACATCTACTGCCATATGATTAAATACAACGCCGGCCATTTCAAATAATCCATTCTCTTTTATAAAATGAATATTTGAATTTTGTATTACATCTAATATTGGAGATAATGCATCCATACGATATAAATTATTTAAATTCATATCATGATTTCCTAACATTATAATCGTGGGTATTTCAAATCCATTAAAAAATCTAGTAAGCATATTTATTAGCTCAGGGGACATATCTAATTTAGAATGCACTATATCACCAGTTACTACACATATACTATTTCTTGTTGAATGTTGTGCTAAATATAGAAATAAATTTTCAAAAACTTCTGTATATTCTGTATGTCGTTTTAATGTTCGGATGTGTATGTCTGAAATATGAAATATTTTATCGATATGTGTTATTGTAGTATTTAGTTTTTTTATTTCCATAATAGATTCATTCTTAATTCCATTAATCTTTCAAATGAAAATTTATAAGTATCTTGTATTTGTTTTGTAATATATTTATATCCTAATTCGTTAGGATCTTTGTCTTTTAATTCAATAAAGTATACATTTAATCCTTCTGCCATAAATCGTTCTGCAATTTTTAATGCATTTCGTATTGCGTCGTTGTCTAGACAAATGTATACATCTTTGACACGCTCTTCAATAATTTTCTTTTGTAACATTGGTTGTATTATTTTTCCAAATAATGGTATCGCATTACGTTTTATAGTAATTGCATCAAATGACCCTTCACATAATATTATAGGTTCAGTCCAATTAATTAACATTTCAAAACCAATTATATCTTTTGAAACTTGTGGATTTTTATGTTTTTGAGTATCATGTTTATAAAAAGCTCTAGATACAAAATAATTTAATTGACCGTCTGCATCGTAGCTAGGTATAATAATTTTACCAGAGTATTGTCCATTTTCAGCATATCCAATTCTATATTTAATAATGTCAAATATAGAAACTCCCCTATGTTTTAAATAATGTATTGCATTTCTATAATCAGGCGTATTTTTTGTTATCCATAATGGTTTATATTCATCTGGTAATTTTATAGTATACTCTTCTTGTTTTGTCTCTGTATTTCTATATTTGGTTATTTCAATTAATTTATTTAATTTTTCAAATGTTTGTCTGGGAACTTTTAATTGTTTAAATAAAGTTAATATACTTCTACCTTTTTTATCAGATATCCAACAATGCCATGGGTTTTGACCTTCAGATGTTGTATTTAAGTTTACTTCTAACTTAGGCTTATAATGAGAAACAAATGGAGAAAAAAATGCAATATTATCGCCTGATGTTTGTTTACCCTTACCTAATACTGATTCTAACAGTTGAAGTAGTTTTAGGTTTGTCATATAATAATATTATAAGAAAATTTTAGTATAATTCAAAGAATTTGGATTACTATATTATAAGTTAGACACAATACATTACATTATCGGTCTAACGATTCATCATTTAATAAATTAACATATATTAAAAGATTTCATCTTTATATTAAATACATACTTACATAAAAAAAATAATAAAAATATTTCAAAGATCAAACCATTAACTAAAAAAATTATTTATAATTGGCTGTTCATCTATTTTACAACACTCATTGAACCATTCCGTTGGCATATCTTTTTTTGCAACATGTTTAATTCCAATTTTTAAAGCATATGCTTCATATGTTGTTTTTGATCCTTTTGATATTTTTTGATTTGGATTTTGAAATATTATTCTCAAATCTATATCAGGATTAGAAGCTAATATGTTTTTCATTTTTTGTCTATCAGTACTAGTCCATCTTCCTTTTGTTTCAATATACATTAAAATTCCGTTCTTTTTTGTAAATATAAAATCAGGTGTATATTTTGAATTTTTCTGTGGAACTATATATTGTAACGTTTCTGTTTCATAGTTTACAGGATATTTTGCTTCTTTTATTTGATCTGCTACTTTTAATTCTAATCCAGATCTATAACCATATTTATATGCTGCTTGCCGTTGTTTACTTCCAGTAGTATGCCAGTGATTTCTTTTCATAACTTTTTTCTTTTTTTTTTACCAATCAACCATTACTAAATTACCATTCCAGCTCATTATATTGTCTGGTTTAAAATCTAATGATAATTCAAAATCGCCAATTCCGGTATTTTTTACTTGTTGTTCTAACGCTCTT